GGCAGCGCGAGCGGCAGCGGCAGCACCTAGATGGCCACCTGGAGGTGCTGCGGCAGCCGGTCAGGGATGGCCACCGGCAGCGCGAGCGGCACCGGCAGCCGGTCAGGGATGGCCACCGGCAGCGCGAGCGGCACCTGCACCGGCACCGGCACCTGCAGCCGCAGCCGAAGCTTATCCGGAATCTGCAGGGTATGGTCCGAATGGTCCGAGTGCTGCTGGCGCTCCAGCCGCAGCAGTTGTGCCGCCCGGAGAGCTGCCCCCTCTTCCTCCGTTGGGCCAAGGTCTGGACGAAAGACATTTTCCGGGTTTTTTGACTGATCACCTTGACCGTCACGCCCCCAGTTATGTAAATCATAGGATGAGGGGCATGAGTATGGATTTCACACGCGCGGCCATTATGGCGTCCCGAGACGTGATACAATTGGCGGGTCAGATGGCAGGGGCTGTGAATACCAGACTGGGGTATGCAGACATTGATCGTTTAGGACGAGAAATGTTTGTCGCGGGCGCAGATGTGGCCATTGCCGCAGCAAGTGCAGCGCCGGTGGGTGTAAGTATCAATGCATTGACCTTGAATGCGTCTATTGACGCAAGGCGAGCAGCCCGGGCAGTAGGGGCGGCGGCGCTGGAAAGAATGGCGAAAGCTGCGGATGCAGCGGAACCAGTGCTTTTTTCATTTTTTGGGCAACCGCCACCGAGATCTGACCTGAGAACGTTAGTGGATCCTATATTACAAGAATGGAGCCAGCAAGATGCCGCAGAACAGGCCTTCAGACCAGCGGGACCGGCACCGGCAGCACCGCCAGCTGCTGCAGCCGGTCAGGGATATGTGCCTGTGCAACCTGCGTATCGGCCGGGATCTGTACCGCCACCTGCAGGGTATGGTCCGTGGGGTAAGAGGAGGGGTGGTTCTAGCCGTCGGTCTTCTTTACCCAGACGCCGCCCTTCTTCTTCAAGGATGCGGCGTTATACTCGCCGTCGCGGAGCATAGCCGATTCAAACTGCCGGTTATCAACCCAAAGGGAAGAGTCGCAGAGCCTGAACGGCGGATGCTCGGAGGCCTTATACCAGAAAACTTGGTCCTCAAGCTTGTTTGACGCAACATTATTGCAGATGACCAGCCCCTCATAGTTCTCCGTGCACTGGTCCATAAAATCACAGAACATCTCAAAGGTCGGAAACATACCTGCGTAATTCTCGTAAATTCTACGACGATTACCTAGGATATTCTCGCGAAGAATGAATACGAAATCCACGTTGGTACGAAGATTGGGCGTGATGCCCAGCGGGTACTGCATGGTAATGATCGTCATCATGTCGAGATGCCGGCCGTTCATAAAGACGAAGCGAGTGGATTCTTCATTGATCCATTCCTTGGCTGCGTAGAGACAGTCGTCCAGAATTAAGAAGGCTCGGGGATCAAACGGAGCTCCAGCTGCCTTGGTCTTGAGAAACCGCTGTTTCGCCGCAAATTGCCGCTTGATGAATGCCTGAACCTTGGCGGGTTCATACTTGTCGTGAATGAGTTTTGAAGGGACAAAGGCCTGAAAATATTCATTGACAACCTCTGTGGGCGAAATCACCATGCCAGCCGGGAAACAGTCCTGAACGTTAAAGAGCAGGTCACGAGCCAAGAACGATTTGCCCGTATCCTTCTTGCCAATGATCACGATCATAGGACTTTTGCGCGAATCCATTCCACATCTATCCTTGATCATGTCCATGTTGAACTTTCTGAGTTGGAAATTCATCTTGTTCTCCCCGTCGTTTATTTTTTGACATTCATCACCGAGACAGTTGATAATGGGAAAGGACTTGAGAACGACGTCCGTGAGCATGAAGATCCATCGCGTGCCGAAGCTTGATGGAACGCACTGGTCCATGAAGACAATGCAGCCCTTCTTTCCCTGCCTTGAGAAGCTCTTCAAGACAGAAAATGTAGCTGGCCTGCAGGAGTATGGTGTCAAGCTAGAGCAGTCAATTGACTCGGTTGTGGATGCAACTCACGTCAAGGTTGGAGGGAAGACCGTTCCCGTCCATCGCAAAACGACCATGATCCTGTCGCCCTTCAAGACGATGCGAGGTGACTACGGATCCTTTGGTGTTCCGAAGCGGGCCAATGTAGCGGATGATATGCACGCCACCATGCAAAGTCCTCATACGGCTGCCTACGTTGGAGCCATCACGTCCATTGCTCTGTCTGAGTCCGACTGTCCTCATTTCCCTCGGGTTTATGGTGTCTATGTCGGTCTGACCGGATCACATACAATTGATATTTCGGATGACTATGAGGAGCTGACCGAGAAGGGCTGGTTTGCCGATCGTATTGGCAAGACCTTTGAGCTGAAGCTTCGCACAGCCGGTCATGATGCCGAGTTCAGTCACACGCGCCGGGCCCGTATCGCGCTGGACACTGCTGAAGAGATTGACTTGGGCGAGGTGAATGACGTAACGGCTGACCACGTGAGTACGGGCGACGAGCGCGATATGGAGGCCTATGATGTTGCATCTTCTGAGCCCCCGGAGGAGGAGGAGGAGGAGTCGGATGAGGACGATGTCTATGATATTGAATCCTGCGACTGCTCAGAGGCAACGAATGACGAGGAGGGCGAGGAAGAGGAGCCCCAGCCGTTTGCCTGGGCTACCTTCAGCGACGTGCCGGTGGTGACAACGGTTATGGCGGTTTGCGAAGGAACCTTTTACGATCTCATCAAGCTTCATCCTGAGCCTGAAAAGCACGCAGCCTGGGTGTCGCAGGTTGTCTTTGCACTGGCCTATGCTCAGAGGACCTTTGGATTCACCCACAATGACCTTCATGGCAACAATGTGATGTATGTCAAGACCGACCAGACCCACTGCGTCTATATTCATGCTGGAATCACCTACAATGTTCCGACCTTTGGCTACCTGATGAAAATCATTGATTTTGATCGGGCGATCATCAGTCTGCGTCTGACGGGACTGAAGGAGCCCAAGACCTTCATGAGCAGCCAGTTTCAGGAAGAGGAAGAAGCGGGCGGTCAGTACAATATGGATCCGTTCTACAATAGCAAGCACGCACATATCGTGGCCTCGTCGTCTTTTGATTTGGTTCGCTTTGCTACGTCAGTCTTTTGGGATATGTTTCCCAAGGGACCGAAGCATGAATACACACATCCGTTGTTTAGTATCTTTCTGCAGTGGATGAAGCAGACGGATGGTTCGTCGGTCATGTTCCGCAAGAAGATGGACAATCACGACCGCTACCACGGATTTGACCTGTATAAGGCCATTGTGCGCTACTGCGGGGATTCGGCGGTGCCAAAGAAGGAGATTGGGCGAATGGCGCAGTACCGCGTAACCCTGTCGGCCGCTCAGTTACGAGATGCACTGCTGATTGATACCTAACATCTTGGTGAAGGTAGAATTCACACCAAACAACACGTGCAAGAGTTCGCCCACAACAAACCAGGCAATCAAAGATTTCCACCAGGTAATATTGAACAAGAACGACGTAATCAAAGCGGCGGCTACGGTCATCCACGTGTCATTCAGTGCGAATCCAAAGATTCTCGCTGCATGAACACCCTGTCCGGGGACTCCGAGAATATTTGCATACGGGCAGCCCATTTACGATTACTTAGAGATATGAAAAGAATGCCGAGTGCAGAAGAGCTTCGTAGTCTTTGTCAGCTGGATGCGTTTATTGAGGATGCAAGTAGAACTGCATGCTCCAACGCCCGGGTAGGCGATACATCACATGTAGTTGAGGTTCCTGAAACCTTGTCTCTGGAGACTGTACGGGATGCGTTAATCAAGGAATTTCCGGGATGCACCATCCGTAAAAGGTGGTTCACGCGGTTTCTTGTGATTACTTGGACTTAGAACTCCGGCTTCCCAACAAACATGTCCTGAGCAGCCGAAGCAGCGGACGTGACAGACTCCGCAACATCACTGACCGTCTCCGTCCCGATTGAATACAGAACGCCCGATGCAAGAACACCCGATCCGACCGCGATCTTCCCGAGATCTGTGTAATCCACCGGCTGGGTCTTTGCGCGACGGTCAAGCACATAGAGAAGGGCGGCGACAATCATGACGGCGCCGACAACCATAGCAAGCATTTGGTAGTCCAGCATTTGCTTTTCAATGTGGATTGGTTTAGAGGTAGTTAGACGCGGCGCTGCGACTACAGGTCCAGCTTGACAATCCCCGCGGGCTTGGCGGCGGGCTCCTCGTCATCCGACAGGTCCAACTTGATATCCTCTCCCATCTGAAGGCGAGGGCGCTCTTCCTCCTCGTCTTCATTGTCCGTCTCAAACTCAACCGTCTCCGACTCGCCGAAGCTCAGTGTGGGCTTGGGAGCAACCGGAGCGGGTTCGGCAACCGGAACAGGCGCAGCCGGCGGCGGCGGGGGGACGGCGGCCGGCACAGCACTCGGGGTCCTGCTCTGGAAGTAGGCCTTGCTGATGTCCTTCCACGGGATGAAGCTATCAATCACCTCGTCCAGGGCGCCACCGAGCATCGTCTCAATGTCGCGGCGATTGCGGGACTGCTGCTCGGACGATACATCAACCGTCTTGAAGAGATAGGCATTAGACCAGCTCTTGCGGGCCGCCGACTTGTACAGCGTGAAAATGAACTTGGACAGGGTCGGGCGCTCAAACTCTACATTGATGTGAGACTCCTCGGACTGCTGAAGCGTGGCAAATGCACGGATGTAGCTGACAAAGACACCTAACAGGAGATCATCCATGTACTCGCACTTGGACACCTTCTCAATACGAGCAACCTCCGTGGCCAGAACATCATCTGTCCACTGGGGAACGCGAGTGAGGAGGTTCTGGAAGGTCTTGAGGATCTCGCTCGGCTGCTTGTTGCGCATACAGGCCGTCTTGGCATTGTCGTAGATGCTCCAGAGACCGTCGGCGACATGCGGAATGAGAACGCGGCTCAGGTTCTCACGAAGAGACTGCTTTACAAAGTCCGTGGTCATTTACTTAGACAGAGCGAAGAGAGGAATGTCAATACGGACGCAGAATGCCGAAGCTTGTTCTGATCCTGATGGTGAAGAACGAGGAGAAGATCCTTAGGCGGTGTCTGGAGGCAGTAGAGGGTGTCGTAGATGCATTTGTCATTGCCGACACGGGTTCTACGGACAGGACGGTTGAGATTGCACAAGAGTTTTTGGAGGTACATAAGGGCTGTCTCGGACATGCCCCGTGGAAGGATTTCGGCCACACTCGGAGCGCGAGTTTCGTGATTGCCCGTGATTTCTGCATTGCCGCAAAGATGGACCTCGCAGATACGTATGGGCTTCTTCTGGATGCCGATATGATGTTTGTGCCCGGAACGCTGCGTCAGCAAACACTGGGTGGGCTGGGATACACAATTATTCAGTCTGCAGGTCATATTGAGTATCCCAACACTCGGCTGATCCGGATGGACTATCCGTGGGTCTGCAAGGGCGTAACACACGAGTACTGGGATGGAGAATGCACGGCCATTCCCAAGGAGATCTGCTATATTGATGACCACAACGACGGCGGTTGCAAGGCAGATAAATTTACCCGTGACCTTGCATTGCTTGAAAAGGGATTGGAAGAGGATCCGACAAATGTTCGGTACATGTTCTATCTTGCTCAGACCCACCACTCCATGGGGAACTGGCTCAAGGCAATTGAAGCCTATCAGCGGCGTATTGCTGCGGGTGGCTGGTATGAAGAAGTTTGGTACTCGCACTACATGATCGCCAAGACCTATGAGATCCTGAACGATCCAATTCAGTTTGAAATGTGGGTCCAAAAGGCGCATGCATTCTACCCGGGCCGTGCAGAGGCGATTTACTGTCTGGCAAAGTATTTCCGTGTCAAGGGAGAGCATTACCGAGCCATGCACTATATTCGCATGGGAAAGAAGATCCCCCTGCCGGCCGATGCACTCTTCATTGAAAAGGATGTCTATCGCGGACTGTTTGAGTATGAGGAGACCATTTGCAAGTTCTACACTATCTGCACCAAGAAGGATGCTCTGCGAGAGTGCATGAACTATCTGATGACAGACAAGCCGTTCCCCGACAATGTGTATGACAACCTGAAGTTCTACATTGAGCCCGTGGATCGGAGCGCCAAGCCCATTTCGGTTCATAGGCACCTCTTTGGTCCGAATTTTCACCCTTCGGCAATCTCCGTGTGTGGAGACTACCAAAACATTCGGTTCGTGAATTACAATCTCAACCACACGAACACAACCTATACCATGAAGGATGGGAGTTACTCGGATAAGAACACGGTGAGGACACTGAATGCCTGCGTCAATACCGCAACGGGCGAGACGATCCGTATGGACGACAGCTCGGTTGATCTTCCGCGCCGAGATGCACATATCAAGGGTCTTGAAGATGTTCGCCTGTTCTTGAACTCCAAGAACGAGCTTTGTTTTCTGGCCACAACGGCAGAATACTCGGACCGTCTATCCATTGTCCGCGGACGATATGATCCCGACACGGCTTCGTATTCAGACTGTGTTGTCATGGAATCTCCGAATGGATCCGGATGTGAAAAGAACTGGCTGCCGATCTCGGGTACAGACCAGTTCATCTACCAATGGCACCCGCTTGAGATCCGATCGTTTGCGGGGAATAAGGCGCCGCTTGTCAAGTCGTATCCGACACCGTGGTTCTTTCGGCATTTGCGGGGGTCGGCCCGACCCATCAAGGTGAAGGATGAGTTGTGGGCACTGAGCCACTTTGTCATTGGAGCGGCGCCGCGTATCTATTATCACTGCATTGTGGCTTTGGATGCCGAGACCTACCAGCCGAGACGCATGACGCTGCCCTTTCTCTTTTATTCCGAGCTGATTGAGTTCTGTATTAACCTGTCCGTGAGTGGAAAAATGGTAACGTGCATGTTTGCAGTGCTGGACGATGCGCCGTACACCGCGACATTTACCTTGGAGGATAGTGACTGGATTCAAGCGTAGAGCTGACGCCAGGACTCATTGACCTGCTTCTGCTCCACAAGAATGGACTTGACATCCTCCGGGGAGATTGTCATGGGAAGCTTGACCGCCTTGTAGAAGGGGTAGGTCTTTGCTGTCTTCTCATCTGCAATGCGCAGAAGATTGATGCGGGTGACCAGCGTCTCCACTGCTCGGATCAGAACACGAACACCCTCTTCCTCGTGGGAATACTCGGAGATCATGAACTTGATCGCATCGTCCGTGATGCTCAGATCGTCCTTCATATTGATCCGCTCCAGGACCTGAGGCCATACATACTGCTTCACGATGGACCGCTTGTCGTCGGCCGTGTACCCCGCGCAGTTGATGACCTGCATGCGGTCCTTCAGAATCGGATGGATCTTCGTCTCGTCATTGAACGAGAAGACAAACAGACACTGGCTCAGATCAAAGTCAACTCCCGCAAAGTA